AATTCTATGAGAACCCCCCCCGCATGAAGGATTACGGGGGAACATCCAGGAGTTTAACGTCTTCTCGGACGAGTAGCTGGCTAGATGCCAAGCGCGCCCATGACGCCACCCAAAAGGGGGACACCGCGAGCAAAGCCCTTGATATAATCAAGGCCTTTCCTGGCAGCCCAAGAAAGGGCTGCCTTAGCTGTACTACCAATGGTGCCAAGCACTGAGTCGCTCGGCCGCAAAATGGCAGGCAACTTTGAAGGACGGGTCATAGCAGTTTGTGCTAGAAATGCTTGCGCCCCAAGCCCTTGGTTCCAAGTGCCTTTCCCAGTCTTGCCACCATGCATCTGAGCGATGTGGGGAGCAAGCTCGGGAAGGGATGACACCGCGATAGGGTCAGTGTCAACACCTGTGAGGTTCGAAATACCAATATCAAACTCATAATCATAAACAATTTGAGCTGTAAAAGTCTGCCCAGAGGCTCCACCCGTGAGGATAGCGCACAACTGGGGGTACGACCACGCGACCGTACCAGAGGCCGGTGGTGTAAAGAACTGGAAACAATTTGGGTCGGAGGGAATGGCCACAGCATATAAGCTGTGACCAGACTTCCAACCGGCACACGCCTCAGTCTGGAACGACATAACGTCCGTGGGGAGCGTAGAAATCGTAGCATACGTGGTGCCATTGAAACTGCCTTGGGCAGCTTGGCCATACGGCCGGGAAGTTGCAGCCACACACAACTTACCCTGAGCCGTGTTAACGGCTGCATCGGAAAACACGCGCAACCCTGCCGCAACAAGGCGAACGTTGGTGGTTGACGTAACTTGACCGTCCAACAAAGGCAGCTGGAGCGTGCCCAACCCCGTAGTGGAGTTGGTCTGCGCCGCAGTAGGGGTGGACGTACCAACGTACGTGTTTTGCGTAAAGAAGGCCGGGAAACCCTGGGAGCCACCAACGTATGACGCGAACCGGGTAGGGGCAGCTTGATTGTCACCAACCCAGCCATCGCAATTAACGCCAACGCAAGCAAAACCCGAAACATTGGCTATGGCTTGGCACTCGAACTTAATCTGTGCCTTGACCGTACGGCGCATAAGAGTGCCGCCGGCCATAAGAGGAACCCCAGCAGGGTCCTCAACCCAAGGATCACCAAGGGTATGGAGGTAAGAGACGATCGCTACGTCTTGATGCGTAAGGGGGTCGGAAATAGTCTTTACCTGGTACGCTAACGCCTTCGTGGGCATCTTCCTCGATACTTGTTTTGCAGCAGCACGCAACTCGTTGTCACGGGTGGGCTTGGAAGAACCAGCTCTACCTTTGTTTTTGGGCTTCTGATTAGCCTTAGACATAACCAAAGTATCTCCAGCTTGTGGGACTCGCCAATCAGACGAGTTTATTGGGTCTCCAATGGACTTGCGCTCCCAGTCCACCCAATGGATAAACGCACAAAGGTCGTTCAGAGTTGGACCCCCGAAACTACCCTTGAGGTGGCGCAATTCGTAACAGAACTGCTCCAAGAAAGATGGATGGGGCTCCTGGCATAAAAGCCGGAACAACATACGAGGCCATGAAAGAACCTCGCAATCCCAACCATCCTTATTCTTACGGAAACGGGCTGAACAGAATTCAAACTCGTCCCCATTCGAAATGACGACGTCAGTCAACTTGAAACCGAAGCCAGCAAAAACACTGACCAAAGTATCCGCATCAACCACCACGCCAAAACTCTCAACGCAGTCATCCCCCATGCAAATGCACGGGAGGCCACGGAGGGCTATACGGTTCTGAACCTTTTCTTGCAAGTACAGTCTCACGGTCAAATTTAGACACGAACGTAAGACGGAATTGCCAGGGCCGGTATCAAGACCACCCGAGCGTTGAACTGCAAGCGCCAAAAGCGCATACATATCACCGTTCGACAGGACGAACCACGACGTAATCAGGCTAAAAGCCATGTTCCGAAGTGCATTCTCCCAACGACCAGTGGCGGCCGTAGCACGGACCCAAATCGTTGAAACGATATTGGCCCAAAACCAAAACAGTCGCCAGTCATAACCACTCTGGTCGGAACTAACCAAACCAGACGGATCAACAACCCTTGAGACCTTCTGAAGGAGAACCTCAATGGAGTCATCGTTGAGACCGAGGCCAATACACGCCGACGTAGTGTCAACGTTATCAACCATGTACCTATGTTGGGCCCCAAGAAGGACCCTTTGTGCCAAAATAAAAGGGGCACTAACGCTAACAACAAGGCGCCAACGACCAGTTAAGGCCTTCTCCAAAGAGTGGGGCTCTTGCTTAATGAAGACTCGGTTCGGCCATGAAAACCGACCCGCAGTCAACTCCTCACTACTAAA